TTGGCTTTGGCCTCAGCCTTAGCCGCCTCAGCCGCGTCACGTGCGGCCTTGAGGTCCGCGTCCCCTTCAGCGACAAACCAATCTTTAGCACACTCACGTGCCCGTGACACTAGCATCCTAGTGTTGCTATAGTTTGGTGCGGCCTTGGTGACCACGGCCTCAATGGCCGATGCGAAGTGAACATAGTACGGAGACGTAGAGTCCCAAACTTGTTGTTTGGTGCGCTTCACGTACATAACCCCGACTTCCCCGGCCAGCGAACGGGCGGATTGATCGGCCTTGACGGCCTCGGTTAGTTTGGCGGACTCAACGGCGTTGAGTGCTACGGCGAGAATGGCTTTACCCATGATGCTTTCCTTTTGATGCTCCAGCAAAAGCGCTGGAGTGATTGAATTATTATACAAACCCGATACATTGTCAAGGGTTCTCGTAAAACTTTTACAGAGACGCGCGAGAGCCAGCGGTGGTGCGAGAGAGTGCGCAGGGAACTGGCGACTCAGGATGAGGGCCAAAAAAAACCCCGGACCGAAGTCCGGGGCCAAAGGGCCGAAGCCCTAGCACGTTACTCGTTACATTCAATACTCCACGTTTCGTCTACCACGGTCCGGACCTTTTCACCGGTCTTGACCCGCTTGCAGTACGGACTATCCGCTTTGACCCACGCGTCAACCGTTAGGTGGTAATTATCGGTTGCGTACCGGAACTCGCGATTGGGCGATTCGCTTCCAGCGTAATCTTTCGTTTCAACCGCAAGTCCCATGTTGTCAAGCGCTTCAAGCAAACTGACAAGGTTATCGTCCTTGAACGAATCCAGATCGCGAATCCGGATCGTCGCGTTGACGCGTGGGACGCAAACTGAAGGAACGTACTCATGGTTTTCGTAGTATCCCGCAACGTAGCGTTGACCAACGTAAGCGCTGAGCTTGCCGCCCACGTGCGCCGCCATCGTGTTGAACATCGTTAGGATCTTTTGGGTCTTGACCGACTTCGCGACTTTCATATCGCGCTTCGCGCCGTCAATTGTGTGCTGAGACGTTGCGACCATCGAATCAATCGCGGACTGGACGGCGGGCAGAACAAAGTGTGCTGATTTCATTTGAAACTCCATTAAGGTTTGGATTGTGTCGCTGAGTGCCGACAACCCGAATACTACGCTTGTCGCTGTACATTGTCAATGGCTTTACTAAAAATCTTATGGGCACGAGAGCGTGCAGCGAGAGAGCGAACAGGGAACTGGCGATTTGGGCCAAAAAAGGGACAGGAGCCGAAGCCCCTGTCCCTCAATTCATTTCGCCCACTGGTATTCGTGCCAGTATCGCCGGTAGAAGACTGCCGCAACAGCCCTCTGACTCCAAGTTGATACGCCCGACACCCATGCGGTTGCATGCACAGGCTCTTCGTCGTAGTTGCACGCGGCGACTTGCGTCCCGTCTTTGTGCTTCCACAGGCAAGCGCCCGAAATGGGCGACTTGTCTATCACAAACCAATCTTCTGTCTTCATCACTCTCTCCTTGTTGTGGGGGGCTTTCGCCCCCCGGTTGATTATTCGATTGGGTTTGGACGGTAGCTAAGCTTCTGCCGGAGAAGCTCCGCCAGATTCTCTTTACCGGTCAGCACAGGCTTGTCCTCTGTCTTGAGGTCGCGCCACACTGGCTCTGCCTTAGGCTTGGGCCTGAACACCACTCGCTGGCTGAGGTTCTTGACTTCCTCCATCACCCGCGCCTTGTGGCTTGAGTGAAGACTAGCGGCATGCGACAAGGCATTGTCCAGTGTGGAGAATCCCTTTTGCAGGATGTGCAGATGATTGTCCTCATCTGTGATAACTACGTAGTACATGATGTGCTCTCTGGTTTGCGTCGGTCACATCGCCGACAACCCGAATACTACTCTAGTCACTTGACATTGTCAATAGCTCTGGGCGCTACCCCACCATACCGGGGGAGGCCCGGATAAGTCCCCCGCGAGCGCCACTCTTCTACTATACTAATTCGCTCATCCAATCCTCTATTTCTTGACATTGCCCACCCACCCCCCTATTATTCCCTGCATACCCCTGGGGGGTATATATTTTTTTCATAACTTTTCCTCTTTACATTGTCTGACTTCAGCACAATTTTTGCGAATGCCCAAGCGGCTTGCAGCGATGCGCCGGAAAATCTGTTCGCGCCGGGATTTACGGCACCACTGCCTCAAACCCCCCAAGCCATGCCCACCCACGTCAGCAATGGGCCACTGAACCAGATTAACAACCTGCTAACTGCTTATGACAAGCGAGTAGTGGACGACCCCGCCCAGATCCGGTATTACGCAACCAACCGCCTGCTAGAACTGACGGACGATCCGGATGTAAAGATTCGGATTAAAGCGCTAGAGTTATTGGGTAAGGTTGCCGATGTCGGGCTATTTGCCGACCGCACCGAGATCACTATTAAAGGTAAAACGACCCGAGATCTTGAGAAAGAGCTTGAGGCGTACTTTAGTAAGTACGTGCAAGAAGTTGAGCCAATAGACGACACCCCCGAAGATACCCCCGAAGATACCCCCGAAGATACCCCCGAAGAAGAGGTTCCATTTGATGAACCTTGATCCGGTTGCAATACAGTCGGCACTTGCCGTTATGCCGCCGGAGATTAGGGAGAAGGCATCTTCCCTACTGCAAGAATTAAACCGTCGCCGCAAGGTCGAGGGGTGCAAGTCTGATTTCTTGTTGTTTGTGCAAGATATGTGGCCGGGGTTTATTCACGGCAAGCACCATAGGATTATGGCTGATGCGTTTGAGAAAGTAGCCGAAGGTGAGATCAAGCGCGTTATTATCAACATGCCGCCACGGCATACCAAATCCGAGTTTGCATCCTTCCTACTGCCAGCATGGTTCCTTGGTCGCTTTCCAGAAAAGAAAGTAATTCAGACTTCGCATACGTCGGAGTTGGCGACCGGCTTTGGTCGAAAGGTGCGTAACCTTGTTGACTCCGACTCCTATAAGACAATCTTCCCAGAGGTCTCCCTTCAGGCAGATTCCAAGGCTGCTGGACGCTGGAGCACTAATAAGGGAGGTGACTATTTCGCTATCGGTGTGGGGGGCGCGGTTACCGGTAAAGGTGCCGACCTGCTTATTATTGATGACCCCCACTCTGAACAAGAAGCTGCTCTAGGAGAGACCAACCGTGAGGTCTACGACAGGGTGTACGAGTGGTACACGTCCGGGCCGCGTCAGCGTCTGCAACCGGGGGGCTCTATTATTATAGTGATGACGCGCTGGTCTAAGCGAGATCTCACGGCGCAGGTCATAAAAAGCTCCCTCACCCGTGGCGGTGAGGAGTGGGAGGTGATCGAGCTACCTGCCATCATGCCCTCGGGTAAACCCCTATGGCCTCAGTTCTGGTCTCTAAAAGAACTTCAGGCCCTTAAAGATGAACTGCCGGTTCACAAGTGGGACGCACAGTACATGCAGCAGCCCTCCGGTGCGGGGGGCTCTATTATTAAGAGGGAGTGGTGGCGAGAGTGGGAAAAGGAAGACCCACCGGATGTTGACTATATTATACAGTCATGGGACTGCGCATTCTCAGCCAAGGAGCGGGCCGACTACTCTGCCTGCACCACGTGGGGCGTGTTCAACAAAGAGAATGAGCACGGCGACAAGATGCCTAATCTTATACTGCTGGACGCCTTCAAAGCGCGGATTGACTTCCCCGACCTGAAGAAGAAGGCGCTTGAGCTATATAAAGAGTACAACCCGGACACCTGCATAATCGAGGCAAAAGCGTCGGGTACTCCGCTGATTCAAGAGTTGCGTAGCATGGGCGTCATGCTTTCAGAGTATACTCCGTCAAGAGGCTCTAGGGCGGCAAGCAATGACAAGATTGCTCGCGTCAATTCAATAGCAGATTTGTTCGCAAGTGGCGTAGTATGGGCACCGCAAACCCGGTTTGCTGATGAAGTTATTGAGGAATTCGCATCTTTCCCTGCTGGAGAGAACGATGACTTGGTAGACTCTTGCACGCAAGCCCTCATGCGGTTCCGTCAAGGTGGGTTCATCAAATTGCCGAGCGACGAGAAGGATGCTGAAGAGTATTTCAAGTCTCGCCGCCGCTTAGCGTACTACTAAAGGCTAAAAATGGCTGTAAATATTGAAAATATGGGTGATTTTGAGGCAGAAATGCCCCCAGTCGAGGAGGATTTGCTAAATCCGGTCGATTTTGAGGTGGAATTGCCCGATTTGATGGATGAAAACGACGCCGATGTCGAAATTATCATCAGCGAAGGCGAAATTGACGCCGAAGATGAGGATTTTGACGCAAATTTGGCCGAATTTATGTCGGAAAGCGAGCTTTCTGGCATCGCAGATGACATCGACGAGCTAGTAACGGCAGACATTAATAGTCGAAAAGACTGGGCAGATACCTACGTGCGGGGCCTAGAAGTGCTTGGGCTCAAGTATGAGCAGCGTACCGAGCCGTGGGATGGCGCATGTGGCGTGTTCTCCACCGTGCTGACCGAGGCGGCTATCAGGTTCCAAGCCGAGACAATTATGGAGACTTTTCCGGCTCAAGGGCCGGTAAAAACCCAGATTATTGGCGAAATTGACGAGATTAAGGAAGAAGCGGCGGATCGTGTCAGGGATGACATGAACTACCAGCTTACCGAGAAAATGACGGAGTATCGCTCAGAGCATGAGCGCATGCTGTTTAGCCTTGGACTTGCTGGTGCTGCGTTCAAGAAGGTCTACTTTGACCCGTCCCTAGATCGCCAAGTATCGCTATATGTCTCGGCTGAAGACCTGATCATGCCGTACGGGGCGTCAAACCTCCAGACGGCTGAGCGTGTTACGCACATGATGCGTAAGACCAAAAACGAGATCCGCAAGCTGCAAGTAGCTAGGTTTTACCGTGACGTTGAGCTTGGCGAGCCTGTCAGTATCGCAACCGACATCGAGAAGAAGAAAGCCGACGAGCAAGGCTACTCTATTACTGACGATGACCGGTATCAGACGTGCGAAGTCCATATTGACTACGACCTGCCGGGATATGAGGACCCTGACGAGATCGCCCTGCCGTACATCATCACGTATGAGCGTGGGACTCAGAAAGTTCTAGCAATCCGTCGCAATTGGGACCCAGATGACCAGAAACGACTCAAGCGACAGCACTTCGTGCAGTACAACTACATTCCGGGGTTCGGAGTGTATGGCATGGGCCTTATTCATATTATTGGTGGCTATGCTCGTGCCGGTACTTCTCTTATTCGTCAGCTTGTCGACGCTGGTACTCTCTCTAACTTGCCGGGTGGACTGAAGACACGGGGGTTGCGGATCAAAGGCGACGACACGCCCATCTCCCCCGGAGAGTTTAGGGACGTGGACATTCCTAGCGGAGCGTTGAAAGACAACGTAATGCCGCTGCCGTACAAAGAACCTTCGATGGTTCTGTCTGGTCTGTTGGACAAGATCACGGAGGAAGGTCGCAGGCTTGGTGCTATATCAGATATGAACATATCTGATATGAGTGCAAATGCGCCTGTCGGGACCACGCTGGCTCTGCTTGAGCGCACTCTCAAAACGATGTCTGCCGTGCAGGCACGGGTGCACTTCTCGATGAAGGAGGAGTTCAAGCTCCTCAAGAACATCATCCGAGACTATACGCCTCCGGAGTATAGCTACACGCCAGACTTCACGTCTGACCGCAAGGTCAAGCAAGCTGACTATGACATGGTGGAGGTCATACCGGTCAGCGACCCCAACAGCAGCACGATGGCACAACGCATCATGCAGTACCAAGCTGTTATCCAGTTAGCGAGCACCGCGCCTCAGATCTACAACCTGCCAAACCTGCACCGGCAGATGATCGAGATCCTTGGTATTAAGAATGGCGAGGACTTGGTTCCGGTCGAGGATGACGAGAAGCCTCGTGATCCGATAAGCGAGAATATGTCAGTGCTCAAGGGTAAACCTGTAAAAGCGTTTATCTATCAGGACCACGACGCGCATATTGCAACGCACAATTCGTTCATGCAAGATCCGATGATCATGAAGCAGATGGGCCAGAACCCTCAGGCTCAGATGTTGATGGCATCCATGCAAGCACACATTGCTGAACACCTAGGGTTTGCGTATCGCAAGCAGATCGAGGACCGGATGGGCGTGCATATGCCAGCGCCAGATGCCGAGATGCCCCCAGAAGTTGAGGTTCAGTTGTCACGCATGGTCGCGCAGGCCAGCCAGCAGCTACTTCAGATTCACCAAGGTCAGGCGGCTCAACAACAGGCGCAGCAAGTGGCACAAGATCCTCTCATCCAGTTGCAGCAGGCTGAGTTGCAGATCAAGCAGCAAGACGTGCAACGCAAGACTCAGAAAGACCAGACTGACGCTCAGATTGCACAACAGAAACTTCAGCTTGAGCGGGATCGGATCGGGGTTGACGCAAACATTCGGGCCGCGCAGGTCAGAGCACAGGCTAACCGCCCACAGGGGAAATAAATGGATGAACGGATGTTCCGATATTTACAAGAACGCAATCAGAGCAGGAGGGAGTCAATCACGGACTTCCTGAGTTCTGGTGGCGCTAAAGACGTTGCAGAGTACCGCGAAGCGGTTGGAGTCATCAAAGGTCTACTCCAAGCAAATCAAGACCTTGAGGAACTTTTTGATCGTATGAAGGAATTTGAGAATGAATGACGCCGTGGATCTATCGCTGCTGCTAAATAAGACCGAAGAACAGAAAGCTACCCAGCTACCCCAGCCCAAAGGCTATAAGATCCTTGTGACATTGCCTGACATTGACGAGGAATACGAGAACGGAATCCTCAAGGCCAACACGACTGTGCACTACGAACAACTCCTCTCAAATGTCCTTTTCGTAGTCGAGCTTGGTGATATGGCGTACTCCGACACCACCCGGTTCCCCACTGGCCCGTGGTGCAAAAAAGGCGACTTCATCATGTGCCGCGCCAACACAGGTACGCGCTTCAAGATCCATGGCCGGGAGTTCCGTCTAATTAATGACGACTCAATTGAGGCAGTGGTTGAAGATCCCCGTGGCATTGGCCGCGTAAACTAAGGAGATATCCATGGCTGATATGGAAAAAAACGATTTTAAGTTTCCCGATGAGGTGGAAATTAATGCAAAAGACGGGAAAGAAGATAAGGTCGAGTTTGAAATCGAAGACGAAGACGAGCCGGTAAAGCTAGAGGTTGTCGACGATACCCCTGCCGAGGACCGTGGGCGCAAGCCTATGGAGGACGAGCCGGATGAGGTTACCGACGAGGAGCTATCTCGGTACAAAGACACGCGCTTGCGTGATCGCCTGTCGCATTTGAGCAAAGCCCGTCATGAAGAGCGTCGCCATAAAGAGTCCGCGATACGTGAGCGGGAAGAGGCTATTAGTATTGCGCAGCGCATCCTCGCTGAGAATGAGCAGCTAAAGAGTTCCATGGGGAATAACCACAGGGTTATTCTGGATCAGGCAAAGACGGTTGCCG